AAAAGCTCAAAAACTCTACAAAGTATTTAATTGATTGGGACAAAAAGTGTCGCAGCAAGCTTCAAAAAAAAGTTAAAGATCTTTTGTACTCAAATTGGGTTTCTGATGTTGTTTTTGAGGAGCTTCCCGTTCTTGGGACAAGAATGACTTTAGACTTTTACAATGCAAATAAAAAACTTGCAGTAGAGGTGGATGGCAATCAACATTACAAATACAACAAGTTTTTCCACTCAAACTCTAGGCAAAATTTCCTTTCTCAATTACAGAGAGATGAGAAAAAAGAGTATTTTTGCGAAATTAATCAAATTAAGCTTGTCAGAATACTGGAAAGGGATACTATTGACGAGGAGCTTCTAAGAACACTGGATATTATATGAATCATTTTGACAAAACAGACAATACTTTACCTCATAGCATTCTAACAAAGCTTTTTGATTGCACGGGTTCTGTAGGTGGAGGGAATAAAGGATTTTTCTTATATTATATTAATGATGTGGGTCAACCCACTTTTGCAACCAAGACAGAAAATACTTGTGTTGATATGGCTTTGAGTAAGTTGGTAGAAATTTCTTTGGATGAGGGGGGTAATCGATGATATCTAGCATGGATTTAGAGAAGACTGTATTGAAGGGTCTTCTACAGCACCCTCACAAGTGGGCTGAAGTTTCAGTATTTCTCAATGAGAAGGATTTCTTTAGTGATGACTCTCAGGTTCATCTTTCTATTTTCAAATTGATTCGGAATGCATTGAATAACGCAGAGTCAATTGATGACACTATTCTCATTCCAAGATTGGAGCAACTAAAGGTAAGTTTTCCAGACAGCATCGACCTACCAGAATATATCCGCTCTCTTGTTTACCATAAGATAACAGAAGATATCTTTATTTCTTCAGTAAAGGAGTTGAAAAAGTTTTCTGCTCGTAGAGAGATTTATCTTTCCGCAAGGGATGTAGCTGCTTACGTCAAAAAAGTCGATCCTGATGCAAAATATTCAGAAATTATAGATAAAGCTGACGAGATTTATAACAAAAATATTAAAGAGTTTGAGTTTACTGATGACGGGCCAATTAATCTTTTTGACATGATGGAAGATTTGGTTGAAGACAGAGGGAATAACCCTGTTGAAGAATCTGGATTAATGGGGCCACATGAAAGAATAAACGAGATTTACGGATCTCTACTTCTAGAGGGTAACATCTCTGTTATTGTTGCTCGTTCTGGCGTAGGAAAGACTCAGTTCTGCATGGATTATACAACAAGAACTGGAGCTAAATATAATATCCCCGTCTTACACTTTGATAATGGTGAGATGAGCGAAGAAGAGCTTACTTTTCGTCAATGTTCTGCGATGAGCGGTATACCCGTTTATCTATTGCAGAGTGGAAAGTGGAGGACTTCTAGTTACAAGAATTGGTCTGTCGAAGAAGTCGTGGCGAGGGTACGCGACACTTGGAAGAAGATAAAGTCTGGCAATATGCAGTTTTATTATGTGAATGTCGCTGGAATGTCTGCTGAAGAAATGTGCTCTTACCTAAAGAGGTATTACTATTCTAAAGTTGGCAGGGGGAATAGAATGATTTTTAGCTTTGATTACATTAAAACGGACTTCAACAACCTTGGAAAAAACGATGGTTGGCAACAAGTTGCTTCAATGGTTCATTTGTTCAAACAAACGATTCATAGGGATTTGTGTTTTGATGGCAAGCCTTGCGTTTCAATGATGACTTCTGTTCAGGCAAATAGGCTTGGGATTACAGGCAACAGGGGAGCAGATTCCATAATCGATGATGAAAGTGTGGTTTCTCTTTCTGATGGTATTACTCAATTCTGCTCTCATTTGTTTTTGTTGAGGAGGAAGGTTGCAGATGAAATCCATGAAGATGGAGATAGGTTTGGAACGCATAAATTAGTGAATCTTAAAGCTCGTCACCTAGGCAAAAACCCTCTTCGTGACATTAATCCTATAGAAATGCCAGATGGCTCTAATCGCAAGAATTTCATAAACTTGAATATTCAAAACTTCAGGATCGAAGAACGAGGAGACTTGCAAGATATTGTTAATTCTGTTAATAATGTCGATGTTAATTTGGAGTCGAGTAGCGAAAGCGATGACATCCCAATCACTCTTTCAGAATGACCGATTACAAGTCTGTTTTAGAAGACCTTGGCTATCGCCTAAAAGATCATGGCTCTTATTGGAGAACCAGTGCCGTGTACAGGTCTGGTGATAATTCTACAGCACTACAGATTTATAAAGACACGGGAGTCTGGAAGGATTATGTGGAAGACTCCATGTTTCTTCCCTTTGAAGCTTTGCTTCAGAAAACTTTGAATACTAATGACAAGAGTATTTTAAGCTCTTACTTGAAGAGTAATAGTGTAAACATATATGAACGTTCTGCTCAAAAAAACCTTTTGAATGAAGAAAAAACATATCCAGATTCTTGTTTAAATCGCTTGCTACCTCATTATGACTTTTATTTGAATAGGGGGATATCAGAAGACACTTTGAAGAAGTTCAAGTGCGGCTTGGCGATGTCTGGAAAAATGTATCAGCGAGTCATATTCCCCATTTGCCGCCCTGACGGGAGGATACATGGCTTTTCAGGCCGAAAGGTAACAGATGACCCTAGACCCAAATGGTTGCACAATGGGAGGTGTTCTGATTGGTTCTATCCATATTATACAATTGATGAAGTTCGTACTGCTATTGAAGAGAGTCGCAGTGTCTATATTGTAGAGTCGATTGGAGATTGCATCTCATTGTTCGATGCTGGAGTTAAAAATGTTCTTGTTTCTTTTGGCCTTAACATTTCACCTAAATTTATATCTAAGCTACATGGCTTGCCTTTAGATAAAATTTTTGTTGCATTTAATAATGATTTTAATTCAGGTTCCAATAGGGGATTTGAAGGTTCAATTAAGTCTATATTTAAACTCTGCGATCAAATTGATTTCGATAAAGTATTTTTTTCTCCACCTCCAGAAAATGATTTCGGAGACATGGATAAAGAACAAATAAATAAATATGTTGAATATTGTGCGTCAATCAAGCATAATGAAACAATGACTAACGTTATTGATTTCGCTAAAGAGATGAATAAACGTGGAGTCAATAAAACATTTACTTCTAATTTACGGAAGTTCGAAAAAAAATACGACTTCCATTATGGAGAAATCTGAAAACAAACCTCTCTCAGCATCACGCATAAAAACAATGCAAACTTGCACTTGGCAATATTGGGCCAAGTATCATTTGCGTCTACCAGACAAATCTAATCATGGGTCTTTGCGTGGGACAATCTGCCATGCTGTTTTCGAGAACTTGGGTAATCCTAGGCATAGGAAGCATTATAGAGCTATCATTAAAGCTCAAGATATAAACGCTAGTCTTCCAATTAAGAGGATGGTGGAAGCTTACGCCAAAAAGTATGAGATAGACGATTTTGAAAATATGGATCTAATCAACAAGATGACAGTTGAGGGTCTTAATTTTGATTTTTTTGGAGACACAGACGGAAAACCGACAGAAGCTATTTCTGAGAAAGATTTTGACATATCCGTAAACGAAGGAGATAAGAATTATCGAATACTTGGATTTATCGATAAGCTATTTCTTTTTAAAAGAAAAAAAACAGCTATAATCCGAGACTTTAAAACCTCGAAAAATGTTTTCGAAGGGAAGGAGTATACAGACAACATGCAGGATTATATGTATTGCCTCGCTGTTAAGTATTTGTATCCAGAATACCTCAAGAGGCGCATGGAGTTCTTATTCTTAAAGTTTGATTTGAATGGGGAGGGGCTTATGGCGATGGAGCCGTTAGATGAATTAGACCTAGAAGGTTTTGAATATTTTTTGACGGATGTACAGCAGGTTATAAACAATTTCAGTGAAAAGACTGCGGTCAGTGGCCTTGCTTGGGATAAAGGTTATCCAGCAAAGGAAGATGGTTTTGCTGGTAAAATTGTTTGCGGTAGAGCTACTCATGTAGGCCAATTAAAAAAGAATGGAGATTTGATGTGGCACTGCCCATTC